GCCGTTCAACTCCCAATAACTCCAGCTGCTCTGAATGCGCTGGACACCATCGCCAGTATTGCGGAAAAAGTATTTATATACATAGATTCGTTTCTCATGGCCAGCAGCGCCACTGATGAAATAAGCACTATTGCCAGTGTCGTTCACCGAGACCTTGTAAAGGTTGGCTGGTAGAAAGCTAGATACATGGCCAGTCAATTCCTGGGCATCTGCTATCAACGATGTGCCAGAGCCTCTGAGAGAAAACTCACGGACTAATGAATACTGGCCATTGGATTGACTAAATAGAATGCCAGCCCCTGCCTGCTGTGGCCTTAGCCCTGCATCCATTTCAAATTGAGTGAGCACTGTTATCTGCGCCGACTTCGGTGTTAGTACCGAATCCACTGCGTTAAACCTGAACTGATACTGATCACTGAAAACCACCATCTCATCTTGGAATGGCACCGCATAGCGCAGCACTGACACCCTGTTATTGCTAGCTGTTAAATCAATCGGGTCAGTGTCCAGAATTGTGGTAACTGTTTCAGGAAAAAATTCAAAAAATTCCCTAGTTCTGCTGAGGATGATGTTCTCGTCTGACAAGAACCCAAGCCTGTTTTTGTATACAAACACATCATTTATTGTGTTACCGATAAAGCTTGGATCTGGTGCTGTGTCGTAGTCACCAGCCACCCGCTGCCCCCAGCTAGGCACCGTTACCCCGCTATGGGTGCTGCCATCTGCTGGGCCAAACCAGAACTCCCTGCTAGTTGGGTTTAGCCGCACCAGCACATGGGGCATGGTGGACTGGTCGATCTTGTACTGCACCCCAGGGCTAACGATCTCCGACCATGAGCCCTCCCCGTAGGCCCCTGACTTGGCATTGAACCGGACATAATATCCATCGAACGAATTACCGGGGTCACCAACAATCTCGACCTGGTAGCCAGTGGGGCCAATGGTTGGCAGCTCCGTGAATGTCTGCACTGATCCAAGGATGGCGCTTATGTCTGCATTGCCTCGGGCATCATTGGCCTGCACCGTGATGGGGTTGGCTGACTGGACCCAGATAACGCTGCTGTTCCCCAGCTGGGTCACGGTCACCCCAGGCACTCCTTTCAATGCCGCTACCAGTTGGCCAGCAATGTCTGCGGTGCTAATCCGGTTCTCGGTGATGGTGTTGTTATTGGTGACCACTGGCTGGATAGCGGTCTTCACCCCCACCTGTGTGCCGTTGATATTGACGGTGTAGGTCTGGCCAAAATTCGCGGCCTTGATAAATATCAGACATTCATGAGCAGTAGGTCTGCCTGCTGGAGGGGCCACTGCTGGAGCCATTGCAGTGGGCCTGATCGTGTTCAACACATAGGTGAAATCGGCCACGCTGACTGCCCTGATCTGCCGTCTGGCATCAGTGATGTTCGACAGGTAGGCCACTGCCTGGGGGCTGACCGTCACCCGCCTCTCAGTGCCATCAAGCTCAAACACCCTGACACCGGTCTTGCTGATTACTGCCAGATACCGTTCGCTTTGGTCCCGGAGAATGCTGTGGATGAAGCAGTCACCGAATGGACTGCCGCTCACCTGAGCCAGCACCCTGCTGTTGTCCCGCTTCCTTAGGCCCTCAGCAATTGAAGACACACCATTGATCTGTATTTCACCCTGGCCAGGATCCCGCTGGCTGTCAGGTTGCTGGCTTGTTCCCTGCAGAAGCGAAGGAATGGAGTATGAAACAAGGCTGCTCCCCCTAGAAGCCATAGTTCGCCCCCGCCGCTGACCGGCGCCCAATCAATCCCATCCCCGGGGAGTAAGTCGGGAACGGGCTAAAGCCAGGGCCTCCGGTTAAAGAGTTGGGCTGCGACTGCTGAGCTTCCACCCGGAGCAGTTCGGCTAATGCCGCCTGTTCATCTAGAGCGGTGTAGCTAACGGCATCGGACGCGGCCAGCGCCCTTGCCGCAAATACCCGTGCTGCCCTGATGGTCGCGTATCTGTTGAACGATTCTGGCGACTCATCCCACGGCAGCAGCCATGTCACATCTGCAGGGATCGGCGCAGCCTCAGCTGGAATCTGGTAGCTGCGCTGAACCTTGTCATAGATCCGCTGACCCCTCGGCACAAACCGGCCGTCATACCAGTAGGGGTTCACAGCGAATGAAATGACATTGGCCGGTATCACCACTTCGCCCGTGGTTAGGTCACGCTCAAATGGGAATTGGTATTCACGGTTCCAGCTCCAGCCGCGGGTCTGGCCTTCCTTGTGAAATTCAAGAATGGTCCGCTCAGCAATCCTCGAATCTTGCACCTGTTCGCCCTCAAGCGAATCAACCGGCTGCTCCCCGATATTGGTCAACAGGATGCAGACAGCCTCCAGCAGGGTCGTCCGGCCGACTGGCATTCCCTGGCTGGCGAAACCCATTGGTGCAGTAGTGCAGTCTCCAGCTTAAGCCGGCATAAAAAAAGGGGCCAGCCTTGCGGCCAACCCCTGTTCCCCTGTTCGCGTAAACCTTAAGCGGTCTCGATAGCGACGGCGGCCTCTTGCCGCAGGGGACTCATGCCGATACTCATGCTGGCCACCATCAGCGTTGATTGATACTCAATTGCAAAATCACCACTGGTAACTTGCAATTTAGGTTGGCGCAATGTAAGAACACCAGCGCAATCCTTAGAGTAAATCAAGCCTTTGCATTTCGAAAGATCCTGTGCATACGCCGTGTTCCTATCTCCGGGTACATTTGTGTACGCGGGTTGGACAACATGGTTGGACATTTTTACAGGAATGCCAGCAACGCGCAGAGTCTCACCTTGGGCAATACTGCCGTTGGAGCTACCACCGTTGAACTCAACATTCACGGCCCGAGAACTGCGCGTGATGTAGAAGTATTCCTCGGGAGGAAATACTGCTGTCATGCCATTAATGCCAATGTCCTTTTTCTCTAACGCCACTCGGGCATCAAAGATGGCATCGACAAGTAGGTCACCTCTGCTCTGGGCTGTACTTCCGGCCGTGGTGTAAGCGGCAGGGAGGGTGATCTTGGATCCAATCCGACCCTTGTTCTGGTTTTGTGCCAGGGGTTCAGTCGTGCTAGTCGCAGCTGCATAGATAACCCTCGCAGACCGCAAGTCCCACTCCTTTGCCAAGGCTAATCCCAGCTCGCGAGTTATCTCCTGTCTTATAGGGAAATAACTCATCATTTCGTCAAGGTCATAGATAACTGCATCAGCAATCATCAGACCGTCGATGTTAATGATCGCTTCATTTAAGTCAGAAGGTTCATTACCTTGCCCTAGTATTGGCACGCCAGGAACGTGGTACCTCGAGAGCATCTTTCCTGAGATTGGGAATGCACAACTCTTCCCACCTTGGATGTTGCGTTCCTTAAGAGTGCCGCGGAATACCGTGGCTTCTTCCATCGCAGAAATAATTTCTGCGACCCCAAGTTTTAAAAACAATGCGTAATTTTCTTCGGCAAAGCCATTGGCTCCACCAGCGCCTTTAATCTGACCAAGCCGCTGGAGAGTAGCGGTTGGGGGTGTTGCTGCTGCCATGATTAATGTTGGTTGTAGACCTTCCTTTCCTGCTTACGCGCTACTGGTTATCCTCGCAAGGGCCAGAGGTTTGGGCGGATCGTAATAGTCCTGCTTAAAACTTAGGAGAAAATGTCACTCTTGGCCAGCATTTGCTCTACCCGTTTGCGGTAAGCGGAATCGGTTTCATACATCTTGCGGCCGCGACTATCGCGTTTGTTCATTGCTTCAAGCAGTTGCCCTTGAGACTCGAACACCTCAGCAGTTGTCGGGGCACTACCGCCTATCAGCTTGGGTTCCCGTTGGCTACTGCCTTGCAATGATTGCAGCCAAGTAATTGCCATTCGTGCGGCTCCCGGGTTGCCGCTATCAATCGCGCCGTTGTAGGTAGCGAGCAACGCTGGGTCAAGGTTGCTGGCAGCCCAGCTGGACAGCGAGTTAAATCCTTCCTCGCCACCGGCCAGCCCCTTAAGTTCTGCTATATCAGCATCTGACAGTCCAGTGGATTCCGCCGGAGCAGTGACCACCGCCTTGCTTACATAGTTCTCAACCACCCCGCGGGGGACACCAAAGGCTTCAGCCAAAGTGTCGTAATGGCTGCTTATGTCCTGGCCGTTATCGGCCTTGAACATCACATCGGCCAGATCTACGCCACGCTCAGCCAGGGCTGCAACTTTTTCCTCGCCGTAGGTTTGAACCGCCTGTTCTTGTGTATAACCTGGAGTGGGTTGGGATTCCTCGGGGCTGGGTTCGGGGGCCCTCTGCCCCAGTTTTTTCTCCAGCTCTCGGTAGGACTGTTCAAGGTCCTCGACTGATTTGAACTTACCGGCTAGTAGCTGGGGGTCAGCATTAGCTACCTCTTGCTCAGCCTGAAATTCTGCTAACAGTTCTTCCTGGCCCGGGGCCACCATGCCGGTTTCTTGTTGGCCTGCTTCGGGGTTCAGTGAAATTGTGCTCATGCTTGTGGTTGGTCGATGGGTGGTTGGTCGGTCGATGGTTGGTCGGTGGGTGCTGCCATTTCCTGAGCAGTTGCTGCAGCATTAGCCAGCTTCTGCGGATCAGCCATGCCTGCGGCCATCGCCTGCTGTTGCATCGCCTGCTCCTGAGCAGCTTGGTCTTCCTGCTGTAATTGTTGATCTGTTTTGACTAGCCCTAATGGGTTGATACCCATTGAGCTAGCCAGCCGTTTAATCAATTCGTTCGGCATCACATAACGGCTTACACCTTCTGGCCCGAGGGTCTGTTGCAGGATCTGCATAAATCTTGCTGTCTTCTCTAAATCGTTACCTCTGCCAACAGCTGCTAGGCCAACGGAAACCATTGGCTTTACCAGATCTTTTGGCAGTGCTTTCATTCCTCCTGATCGGATAAACATATCCAGCTTACGGTTAATGTATGGCGCTTGAAACTCAACGGAAAGAATCGCGTAGATATTTCCTAGGCTCCGTTCTGCAGCCATCGCTTGCAGCCTTACTTCTTCCGCGGTTGTGCGTTCGCTGTCGCGTGGATCGCTAAGCATCATCGCCTGTGCGATTCGATTCTCGATGGCCGTTAATGCAGCCATCGCAACATTTAGATCTGAACTCTTGTTCACGCTTAGCGTGGTTACATCATCGGGGTTGCCGGGGATGTAAGCACCGTTAGGAGCTTCGGCCAGTTGCTTTGCGTTGACAACTCCAGCGGGCTTGACCAAGTGTTTTACCTGGGCAGACACCAGCGCACCCTCAGCTATCGCCTGGTTCAATGCCTCCGCTGTATTCAAATCCGCGATCACCGCAGACTCCACATAGCCAGGGCCATAGCTGCTCCCATCCACGCGGATCATTCGCAGCGGTAGCCAGCCGCTGGCTGATGCTGGTGACGACCCCCGGGTTCCGTCGATCTCTTTTCCCTTGGTTTCCTGCCACCAATTGACCCGCTGCCCTTCCCATTTGATTCGCGTATAGATCTTGATTGTTTTCTCTGCTTCGCTGCCCTTTATGTCTGGGTCAATAATTCCACGAACAGTGTCATCCTCTTCTCGGATCGAATCTTGCAACGACTTGGGCAGTTGGCTAATCGCAAGCTCTTCACAAGTAATTGCCTCCATCGGGTTGCCCATCGGGTCCCGCTCCAACACATATCGGTTCAAGTGGTAACACCGAACGCCGTCCTCCCCCACATGCAACATGCAATTACCCACCACTACCAGGTGAACAAGCGCTTCATGGACCGCGACTCGGTCATTGCTGGTCTCGATGCTTCGCAACACGGATAGCTCTAGCCGGTTCAATGACAGCTCGATCTCAGCTTGCATCGCTGCGACTTGTTCCTCTGAGGCACCTTGCTGAATCGCTGCGGCTTTTTGTTTTTCAACCTCAGCCTCATCCAGGGTGAAACGGAAGAACGCTTCTGTTGGTGGCAGCAGTGCCAGCAGTAGCCGGCTGGACAGGTTGTGAACACCTCTGGCACCAATGCCATTCCATGGCAAGGTGAAACTCTCGGGGTTATTGCGCCCGGGTTCGTTGCTTGATGGCAGTAGGTACGGCAGGGTTAGCCGTGCCGCTTGCCGCCCTCGATCCAGGTAATGGTTCCGCAGGGCCTCCAGTGATCGGTAGCGCTGTTCAGCTGTTGCCATTTCAGACTCCGATATTTAGGCCAGTGCCGGTTGCGATTGCGCCAGCGCCTGGGGAGATCTTTAATCCTGTTTTGATTTTGGCTTTGGGGGCTGCCTTGACGGTGGTTTGCCCAGCAGTAGGGGCAACGCTGGTGGTTTCCGTGGCATAGCTGCCCTGCATTTGTGTGCTCTTGGCAGCGGTTTCTGCAGCGGCCAGTTCGGCCTGCCGGGCCTGCAACTTTGCCGCCTCAGCATTGCTGTTATCAATCTGCTGCTGCAGCTGAGCTGTAAATGCTTGGGTCTGCTGAGCCTGCTGCTGTTGATACTGCTGAATCCTCTCAGCATGTTGTTGCTGAGCAATTATGTCCTTAAACATTTGCTCGGTCTGGCTTGCCTTGGAAGGCTTAGATCCACCGCCGCCACACATGGTTGTTCCTCAGTTAGGTGATGTTTAGGCCAGTGCCAACAGCCTGGCTTTGTGCTGTGGATTGGTCAATCCGTAGCAATGACTTGCCGGCTGCCTTGCGTCCCTTGCCCGTAGTGGGTGCCGATGCCGTCTTCTCTGGGGGTGGTGGCCCCATCAAAGTGGCCAGCCGTTGGGCCTGGGCCTGAGTGTTATTCGCCAACGATTCTTGTAATGACAGGTTGTCCGTGAGCAGCGTTTGCTGTTTCCGTAGCGATGCATCAAGTTGAGATTGCAGGCCTTGGATGGGGCCATTCATCTGCGCGTCGATAGCGGCTTTCTGCTGATTGAACATTGCGTCATACCGGGAGTAATCCGGTTCGACGATGGTGGCCCTACCTCCACCTCCACCTCCCATGCACATCAGCTGTCTCCGTCGTAGGTGAAACCTTGTTGCTGCTCATACTTCAATCTCAGCCAACGAATGACTGAGACTTGGCCCGCCTTATACCAAACCTCTCTGTCACTAACAGAAAGGTCCGGCGCCCTGTCTGGGTACTGCCCCTCCAGAGATGCCAGGAGTCGTTCTGGGATTGACGGGAAGTC